ACCATAGCCATATACGAAATAATCAAAACAACAGCCATACATTTGTGGTATAAAATAGTAAAATGAAATTACCAAAGAATTGGAATGAAATAAGCATAGCGCAGTTTCAAGAATTGCAGCTGCTGACAGAGCCGAGTTTTGATAATCAACTCAAAACATTGTCCATTTTATCAGGAAAAAAACTGGACGAAATAGAAGAGATGCGGATTGTGTACATCACGGCTGCATTAGCAAAACTTGCATTTATGGCAGAGTTACCTACCGCAAAAAACGTGGGTAGCTTCCGCATCGGCAACACGCTTTACAAATTCGCAGCCAATCAGCATCACTTACAAGCGCACCAATTTATCATGGTGCAAGACTTGTTTGCTGAAAAGGACAAATGGGTGCAGAACTTGCACATGATTATGGCGGCATTGTGCGTTCCTTACCGGATATTCCCACCCAAGCGCAAGGAAGTTAAGACAGATGACTTTGAAAAGATTGCAGCGCAGTTCAGGGAGAAGATGCCGATATCGTTTGCCTACGCTTACACGCTTTTTTTTTCTCTATGCTTACCGGAATTACTCGAAGCTACCCAAGTATATTTAGAGCAGGAAGTGGCGAAGTTGAAGAAGATAGCAGACGAAAAGACAGACCAGCCATCAGTTGGTTAAAAATGGTGGACAACATAGCAGGGGGTGACCGCACAAAGTGGGATTTCTTTTTGAATATGCCGTTGGTTGAGTTCCTGAATGCAGTCAGTTTCCAAACAGAAAAGGACAGGGCAAGGACTGAACGGCTCAACACAGCAGCGCAGTCGGCAAAGTCTGCCAAAGATAGCACGGTGTATAAAATTGCATTGTTGCAGGAAATGTTGTAAGTTTGAAATACCGTTGGTGTAAGCAGGAATGAATACTGCCTTTGAGTAGCATCTCACTTTTGTGAGGACATGGGTGCAAATCCCATACGGATGAAGCCCCGGCCATTGTGTCGGGGTTTCTACTTTTATAGATGTGAACATTACCAAAGCGCAACTGGATGCAATCAACAAAGGGTTGCTGGACAAGTTCGGCATACCTGACAGCCCCATGCCTAATTCATTATTGGGAGATGCTGTAATTGGTGTTGCCCAAGTTCTTGTTGATACACTACGCAAAAGTATTGAGGAAAAAGAGCTTGTAGCTACGGGTAATTTAAAAGCAAGTATTGACCCTACAAACATTACCGAAGATGCAAATGGTGTCAGCATTGAAATCAAAATGGCATCGTATTGGGAAGACGTGGAATACGGAACAAAGCCCGGCAGAAAAGTTGATATTGCTTCCCTTGAAAATTGGATAAGAAATAAACGCAGCGTTTATCGTGAGGTAAAGCCAAAGAAAGGCCAAACAATGCAGGAAGCAGTCAAATCTTTTGCGGTGGCCATTGCAGGAAAAATACACAGCAAGGGTACAATCAAGCGTTTTGGTTATAAGGGTAGCCGATTTATTGGGGATGTGTTAAATCAACAAACCATTGAGAGCATTGGGCAGCATCTTGGGGAAATGTTAGGTAAGCCGATTTCTGTTTACGTTACCAGTGATACCACTACATAGGTAGGCGAAAACCTACTTTTTTAGGTAGATGGCAATTACAATCAATACCGAGCCGAACGATGTCGCCCCGGTTTATTCGGATATCAGTTACGTGGTCACTTCGACCAACTACGCACAGGCAAATTTCAAGTTTATTGCGGTTATAAAAAACGCATCAGGCACTACCATAGCCAAACTGAAAGCCCCGATATTTCACGGCACTACCGACAAGGGTGTGTTCAACATCAGCAGGATCCTGCAAAATTATGTTACCTACGATTTTACCCAAAACCTGACCGCAATCAGCAAGTGCAATAACAGCTACCTTGCATATTCAGTTGAATTTGGTGAGGAATATGGCGGCACGGAATATCTTGCACTTGCAACCGACACGGGTAAATATGTGTGGAATGGCCTGTTTAATTTGTACGGCAGCGAAACATCAGCGACATACACATTCAATGTCACCCCAAGTACAGCCAAATTCCTTACCCGTGTCCGCACTCGCAGAGTAACCCGTGAGCAATACGATTACCTACATTTTTTGAATTTGGGTTCAAGTATTGAGCCATGCGTAAAAGCATACAATGCAGCAGGTACATTGACAGCAACCAGCTATTTGAAATTGCCGTGGTTCCCAAGCAGCAGCGATACATCACAATTTATGGTTAGGTTTGGTGCAGGGGTGGTGCAGTTAAACGCACTCACAGCAGGGGAGTTGACATCGGGAACACCTGGCAGCGTTGTGCCTGTTGGCACGGAATATTACACCATTCAATTCACCCAGACGATTGGTGGCAATTTCAGCGAGGTGTACCGCTTTGATGTGGTGGAAGAATGCAGCAAATATGTGCCGCAATATCTTTACTTCCTGAACCCGTTGGGTGGCTTTGAAAGTGTGCGTTGCAGCATGGCATCACGTGACAAATACAGCGTGAGCAGAAAGCAGTTCAAACGCAATAACTACACGCTGACAGGCAACACATTTGCGTATGACAAAACAAAACACGGCATGACTTCCTATGCCACCGAAAAGACAAAGCAAGTGGTGCTGAACACAAACTGGCTGAATGAAGTTGAGTTTGAGTGGTTGCAAGATTTGATTGCATCCCCGGTGGTTTTCTTGGGTGACATTCCGGTCAATATCACAGATACCAATTATGAGGTGTTTGATTATATTGATGGCCCGAACAACCTGCAAATCACAGTTGAATATACAGAACCCGAAAGGTTGCAGAACGCATGAACAACGTAAGACTTGTATGCGGTGGGTACAGCGTGGATTTACCTACCGATTTTGGAATACAGATAAATAAATCGATTGCCGATATTCGGGAGCCCGAAAGCAGATCATCCGATTGGACAAAGACATTCACACTACCCGGTACAAAGACCAACAACAAGCTGTTCACTCACTTGTTTGATTTGAACCTGTCCATCCGCAACACGAATGCCACCAATTTCAGCCCCGATTTCAATCCCAACCTGAAAGCCGATGCGCTGTTGACCGTTGATGAAGTCACCCAGATAGAGGGCTTTATCCGTTTGTTGTCTATTAAGGTGAATGATTTAAACCAAATTGAGTATGAATGCTCTATGCACGGGCAGTTGGCTGACCTTACTGCCAAGATTGCAGACAGCAAATTGAGTGATTTGGACTTTACGGAGTACAATCACATCATGAATGACACTAACATTTTCAATTCGTGGGACACTTCGATAATCAAAAACAGCAGCGGATATGTGAATTTTAGCGGTGGCGCACCTATTGGTGAGGGCTATGTGTACACTTGGTTAGACAATGGCAGATATCCTGATTATAGCACATTCCAAACCGATGACATGAGTGTGTGTCTGTATGCAAAAAATATTGTAGACAAGATTTTCAGCGGTGCTGGGTACACATATACAAGCGGATCATTTTTCAATACAGCGCAGTTTAGAAGATTGGTAGTGCCTTGCCCTACTCAATTCCCGGTATTACCCGAAGCCGAAATACAATCACGGCAATTCCTTGTTCAAAAGTCATCAGGGCAGACCATAACCATTCCGCAAAAGATTACATTCCAAACGGAGATAAGTGACCCTTCAAACCAATTCAATACGACAACCAGTGAGTTCACGGTTGGCAAGACAGGGCAGTATGACTTGTTCATTTACAATAAATCCACATTAAATGTAACTTTTAATTCTGTTGTAACCCAAAATATTCAACAGCGTTTCAGTTGCATTTATTCTATATATGTCAACGGCATCAGGGCGGCAGTAAGAAATGGGCAGCTTCAAATTGTTACACACACCACAACCCCTGAAACAAAAATAATCACATTTGATGAAACAATTTTAGTGGGTGAAAGTTTGGCATTAAATCAGGGTGATGTGGTGTCTATTTTACTTGACAACATTCAAATAAATGGTCAGTTGATTGCGGCCAGAACAGACATCACATTAAATTCTTTTATTCAAAATTCTGGTACTAAATTTTACAATCAAATTGTTGATGCACCGGGATATAACAATACAATAGATTTTATTGGGTTTTTCAATGAGGAAACAAAACAAGCGGAATTTTTAAGATGGATTTTCAGGATGTTCAATCTCTATGTTGAGCCGACTGAAATAGACAAGAACCTTGTCATTCTGCCACGTGAGGAATTTTACACCAACACGGTAAAAGATTGGACAAAGAAAAGGGATTTGTCACAGATACTTGACATCATTCCAATGGGTGAACTTGAAGCAGGTAAATATATCTTCACCCATCAAGAGGGTGATGATGAAGGCAACAAAGAATACAAATCCGATTACAATCGAATATATGGCGACAGGCAGATATTTATTGAAAATGATTTTGTCAAAGATGAAAAGAAAATTGAAACAGGATTTGGTGCTTCTATTTTAAACTCATTCCCAAAGGATGACAAAACACTAACCTATATTGACAATGGCGATAATCTAAATTTCAACACTGGTAAAATCAGGATATTACAATATGCTGCTTTGTCTTGCAATCCTTATTTAGTTTATAATGGCAAAGTAAGAGTGCTTGGTGGTACCTCTACCAACAAAACAAAATATCCATACACAGGGCATTTGGACAATCCAAAAACACCTACATCGGATATTAACTATGGGATGCCGAGATTTATAGGTATTCCAGCAGGTACAGAAATGACCAACAATAATTTGTTCAATGCTTACTGGTCAAAGTATATGTCCGAAATTATAGACAAGGACAGCAAGATAGTAAGAGGTTATTTCTACCTTACCCCTGCCGACATGGAAAAGTTGTCATTCCGTGACCTGTACTTCTTTGATGGCAATTACTTCCGCCTGAATAAGATTGAGGATTACGACCCGATTAACCCCAGCGTCAACATCTGCGAGTTTTTGTTCCTTAAAGCAGGGCCGACATTCACGGCAACGACAGGAAGCGTGGGCGGTGGTGGAAGCCAAGGCAATGACAATATAAAAGATGAAAAAGACCCCGAAGGTGGCAAGACAACGAATAAAGTAATAAGTCAGCGTGGCTTTAATTTAGGGGAATATAATGATGCTGGTGATGGCATAATGGTAGGGAATATCCTTTCAAACTTTGGAAATAGAAACGCTGCCTTTGCAACCAGCGGAGTGACTTTCATTTGCGATGATAGCATTGTAATTGGACAAGCACCACCATCAGGTTACGCAGGATGCAACGAAGTGTGGATGCAAGGGCAGTTAATACAACCTAATAGTTTTGGAACAAACCGATTTGTATTTCCGACAGCAAACTACACGGCTGAAATGGACAAGGACATCATTATCTTTTCAGCAGGGGGAAATCACACCATTACATTGCCCCCGGTTGGCACATCAACATCCAAAGCGTTTTGGGTGGTAAAAGCAGAATCGGGTGGGACTTTACGCATAGAAGCACAAAGCGGTGAATACATAGATGGCAGTGACCATTACAACATCAACAACCAATGGGGAACAGCATATTTAGTATGCAACGGAACACGGTGGTACGCATTAACAAACAAATAAAATGGCAACAACAACAGTAGCAATAAATTTAGAAGCCAAAACCAGTGGCACGGATAGCGTTAAATCGCTGAAAGCACAAATCAGGGAAGCAACACAAGAAGCGGCCGCAATGGCTCAAAAGTTTGGGGAGTTTTCACCACAAGCTGTTGAAGCAGCGAAAAGGGTTGCAGGGCTTAAAGACCAAATGGATGACCTGAATGAGAAAATTCAGGCGTTGCACCCCGACAAATTCAACCGAATAAACACCATAGCCAAAGGTGTTGCAAATGGCTTCCAAGCTGCACAAGGTGCAATGGCTTTGTTTGGTGCTGAAAGCGAAGATGTGCAAAAAGCCCTTTTAAAAGTTCAGGGTGCAATGGCATTCGCACAGGGATTGGAAGGTTTGGATGCGGCAAAAAAACAATTCACAACCCTTGGTCAAGATGCAGTAAAGGCATTCAAAGGAATGACCACCGCATCAAAAGTTTTCATGGCTACCGGGCTTGGATTGCTTTTGACAGGACTTGCAACCGTTGCCGCATACTGGGATGAGATTGCCGTTTCGCTTGGCTTTGCCAAGTCCGAAATGGAGAAGATGAATGACCAAATCAACATTGCTGGTCAGGCCACAAGAACCCAAGCAAATGATTTAAACTTCTA